CATACCCATTGGGAACATACAACCTAACCACCAACCCTGTTTTATATTGATGGTCGAATGTTGTTGTAACTTGAGCAGATGAATCATTTGTTATATTAGAAATGATTCGCATAGCTGGTTGATAGGTTGGAAATGGAATGGCAAGTATCGACATCACTTACTCCTTATGTTTTTCCGGCAATATTGAAGGTATATCAGATGGGATAGGTGTTGCTAGGGAATCAATATCTAAAAACTCAAGACTTTGAAAACTACAACGACGAATCTTCTGAGCTATGCTAACAACAGGTCTGCCTTGAATGTCATTTTTATAGTCATATGATGGATACCAGCAATTAGTATTAAGATGCTTATACACACCAAGTGGAATAGTATAAATTTCTCCGTCATTAAAACGGTATGTTTCTATCTGATCTCCCTTATAGACACGAAATGGAAACTCCATCATTCCACCAGGGACTTCATGAAAGATAAACTTCCCACGAACCATTTGACGATCTTTATCACGTTGTAAACGTTGACTAGGTAACATCTCAGGTGCGGAACCGGATTGTCTTGAGGATTGATTAATAGGTTGTAATGTAGCCATAACATTCTCTCTTTCTTTTTTAAAGGGGCTCATGAGCAATCGCTCGCTTACGAGCCCCATAGGTTTTATTTAGTTATTACTAACTAGGTTTTAATTAGTTATTACTAACACTGAATGACTTTCCAGCAACCCAATAAACAATATCGGCATCTTGACCAGCAGGACCATCAGCACCGGCACCAAGTGCCATACCAATGAAACTAGTGTTAACGGTAGCATCAGTAAGAATATCAACACCATAAAATAGTGAAGTTGCAGTATTTTCACCAACCGGTACTGTTTCAGCCGGAGTAAATGGCGTCAACAATGTTGTTGGGAATGCAAAAGCAGTAAAGGTCGTTGAATCAATATCCAAAGTAATAGTGTTACCACTTGCTAGTGTTGTATTAACACTAATAATGGTAGCCAATAGACCATTCATTTCAACCATACCAAAAACTGCAGGTACAATCATACGAATGTGTTGGCCTACTTGATATTCGTGCGTAACACTTAGTGTTACCACAGCATTAGTAGCTCTGGTTATTTTAGTAATCGAACGATTTCTTGGATAGAATATCTTGTCAAAATTAACCTGTCTCCAGCCACCAGCACCTGCGGTAACAATTTGATTCATGTAATCTAAACTAAATGTAGTATCACTAAGTGTATTATGACCAACAGTAAAGTCCATTCCACCCAATTGTTGACCAGTGGTCACATTGAATAAACGAACGACGCTACCAGCAGACAATCCATTAACCCCAGCATTAGTTACAACAGGAATAGCAGCATTAGAAACAGCTGTAACTCCAGTTGCACTACCAGCAGCATTTAATGCACCAAGATTTGGCAAGCTTGGATCAATTAAAGTAAATCCATTAACAGTAACAATATCTGAAAGATTTGCTGCATCAGCAGCATTAGACTTCTTATATTGCCATGCTGATCCTGCAGCAAACCCACGTTGCCAATAGTATTCTACACCAACAGCAGTTGTTTGATCCGCTGATGCTACGGTATAGTTATAGACCTTCATCCAGTCAATATCTGAACGAATAGAGAGTGTTACTTTAGTACCCTCAGAAGTAAATCTACCTTGTTGAATGATTGTGTTATCCATGATTAATTTCCTTTATGGGGCTAAAGTGCAACGTAAATTTAACAACCAAAGATCATTCAATAGACGTGGAACTTCAGCAAACTTATATCCCACGGATGCGTTGAGCGCAAGTGGCCCATCGTATATTGGTGGTCTATAAATAAATGATGCTGAATAACCATCTTGTTCAATACAAGCATAGCTTTCCATACCAGCACAGAAAATGTTGTAAACCGTGCTACTAAGGTTAGAAGCACTAGCAGATTTGCTACCGATGCTTGAAACAAGGAATCTAAGGTTACCAATAGCTCCCCACTCTGAACGCAATGCATTCATAGGTGAAGGATATAGGTTCTTTTGGATAAACCCTTGAACGCCGTCCATATCCTTGGTCAAATCGGTATGACACATAGCAAAGTACGCATCACGAACTGGTGCTGTACCGAACTTGTCTTCTCCAACGATGTTATCAAGAATAGTGTACGCGTTATTACCAAGCAATGAACGAACAACATCATCAACATCTGAACGTGTGAGTTCAGTAGGCGTATCTCCGTTAATACCACCAACGCAGTTAATAAATGCCGCTGTACCCGCTAACATATCCCGAGTAAGTTGGTCTTCTGTTTGTCTTAAGCTTACGCCTAGACGTGCCGCAGCTTCGTTTAAAACTGGATCCTGATTTTGAAGAGTTACTTGTTCATTCAAAATAACATGTGTTCCGTAAAAACTTATCTTAGCGTCAATGTCTACCGCAGTTAAATTCTGCGCAGGAGGAGTCACTCCGGTATTACCAAGTGGTACCATAGCAGTAGCCAATGGGTTATAACGACGCATTCTTAACGTGTTTCCACCATTTCTTGGCATGGTCTTCAACATAGCAGGAATCTTGTGGATCATGTTAGGTACCGGAACCGAAAGCAACTTGTAGCTAAAGCTCTGTTGCACCGGTGAAGGTAAAGAAGATGTAGTTGTAATAGGCATGATATATCCCTAAAGTAAAACTAATCAGTTACTTTAAGCTGGACGAGGGCTTACATTACGTCCATGGGCTTAACGATTCCCGACACAGTTAATAGGATTAACGACTTCCCGATACAGTTAAGTCGAAGTGAGCGAATCTTCAATACAGCTCTTTAAAGTATACCCAAAAGATTATTATATAATCAATGAAAAAGACGCCTGCTACGTTAATGATTGTTACTAAGGGCAATGTAGAAAAAAAGAGGAATTACGAGTCGTAACGACTTAAAATGACGCTTTAGCTCGATTTATACGGAGGGATCAAGGTCGCTGTCGATTAAATTGAATAAAAAATTAAAAAATTGAAGCACCCTTCAACTTCCAATAATAGCTCTAAGACCGGTATACCAAATAAAATAGAGTGACGATTGAAAAGTTTAAAGATGTTCCCCTCTATTGAGCTCTTCATCGAATAAGACGCCTGCTAATATTTGGGAACTAGCAGGCGTCTTATTAGTAGGGAGAGAGTCTTTTATAATCTTTTACGTGCTTCAAACATTTCTTTACGCAGTTTCTCTTTCATATCATTGGTAAACTCCCCATTAGCAAAAGCATTTGCCTTTGACAATGGGCTATCACCTTGCTGAGGATTCACTGAGGCTAGTGGCTTTGGTTTATTGATATTCTTTATAGCTTTCATATAATCCCTTTCCATACCTTCATCTTTACCGATACCAAACGTTTTAATAAATTTATACGCAGATGCATATTGGCTATATAGATCTGTTGTATCACCAATAGAACGGGCAATTTCAGGATGCATATCTTTCAACATCCTTAGATTCTCATCGGTAACTACTTTCTCAAAGTCAGGGTATTGTGTCTTTACACGTGTCTCAGCGAGCGATTCTGTGGACCGTTTCATCTGTTCATGAGATTTCTTCTCATAATCACGCAACTTCTGATCCATCTCACGCATTCTTTGAGTAAGTTTCTTAAGATTCTTACCTTCAACGAGAGCATCCGGTTCAATATCAAGATCATCTTCATATTCAGGTTCTTTTTGAACGGGTTGTTGTTTTTGTTGTTGACCCATCAATAGCTTAAGCAACTCATCACGCTCACGCTCAGCTTTATCTCTTGCTTCACGCATGTATTTCCAGTTTCCATCTTCGATTTTAGGCGAAGGAGCTTGAACTTCCTCTTGCTCAATCTCTTCGACAACATCTTCTGGTAATTCATCAGGAACTGCAGCTAAGGCATTATCTTGTTGTTGAGGTTGATTATCCCATGGATTAGGAGCAGCGTCTTGTATTGGCGATTTTTGATCCATATCAGGCATAGCAATGTCAGCTGATCCACCACCCTGACTAGCAGAATAGTAACTTTTATTAATTGGTTTACCTACTGCCATCTATCGATCCTCTAAAACTATTCCCGTATCAACGTTCTCACCATTAAGTATGCGAGCTCTCTTTAACAATGTTCCATCTTGGAATTCCATAACCATCTGTAATAGATGTCGTTCTTCAGCAACAACTAAATTAGCTGAACGTACAAATACTTCACAGGTTTCAGCATCAGGAACCGTCCATAGATACTCTAGTTTCTCATCAGCAGCATGATACTTGAATACTGACTGATCATTATTTGGTGTAGGGCAACTAATTTGAGTATGGAATAGATTACGTAAGACATTCTCAATGAGCTTTTCTTTTTTGAGGGTCACTACAACGTAGAAATCACCAATCCATGCTTCACGTGTTTCACATTCTTGATGATGTGCTGTACCCGGAGCTTCTCGCTTGACCAAGTCATCACACTTAATCTTCTTTTGCATGTGCATGACCGCAAATTTCAGATTATCAATGTAATCTTTTTGAGCTTCACGTTGAATTTCAATTGGATCAAGAGTATCAGGTGTCTTTTGCATTAACTCTAAGGCTACTTCGCCTACTGTTTTCTTTTTCATACAATTCTCCTTGTTTTGTACATCTCAGTGGACGATGAAAGATATCTCAATCAAAATCTAACTCAAAATATCGTTTTATCCAAATAGTACTTTGATCATTTACCACAATAGCAGTAAACATAACTCCTGTCTCATGATTAATCCATCGACTATTAATAGTTGCGATATCAGAAGGCAGAGGGTCACGATTATTTAAGAAAAGAATGACTTCTTGTTTTCTTGTTTCCACCGGTTTGTCGTGTATTGGTGCATTAAGCATAACGATACTTCCTGTATAGGTTCAATATATAACTAAAAAAAGCCTCTGCTTTTTACACAGAGGCTTATGAAAACATACCAAAACATCAAGGGTTTAACGAGACGTAATGTAGTCCAAAGGAGCTTACTTCTTTTTTGGTTCTTTGTCTTTTTTAATTACGCTTATTACTTTAGAACTTTTTTTGATTTTCTTTTCTTTATGTTTAGCCATTTTAATCTCCAGATATTTCAAAAATATTATCTTTGAAATGTTCTACATATTTTTGTTGATTGAATTCACGATGAATGAACTTAGGTGAAAGATTTGCCACTTCATCATGGTCTTCTTGAACCATGCGACTATCTTTATATTCTTGACGACGACGTGGGTCAACTTCACCAAAGAACACGCCTTCAAGTTCAACAGTAAGATTAGGTTTACGCGATAATCTTTTCTTCATTACTACCTCTACGGATCTTTTAGGCCAGCTCAAAAGGATAAGCTGGCTGGCCTAAAAGTTTTTATAGGAATCTATCTTACTCTAGACGTTTCTTGGTAAAGAAGCTCTTTATTTACGCTCTGTTGTTTAGGTGAGTATTTATAATTCAAGACTGCGGGTTTCCCTAAAATCTTAAATGCTATCTTCGCACCCTTACCCTTTTGGCGAGGCATTGTTGCCATAAGCTTCCTTTAATATTTATTAGCAGCGAGATGTCTCTTCATCCCAGCACCATCTTCACTCTTTTGTTTATCAATACCCTTAGAAGTATCATCAAGATTTGGATTAAGGTACGGAGCTTGTGCACTCCATGAATGATATTTCACATCTTGTGGCAAGTTAGCAACAGCTGAGCGATCTTCACGGATCATTCCACTATCCTGCGCTTCTTGTTTCATGCGGCCTTCATTGTCAGAATACGCACCATCATGATAACGCTTTAACATAACTTTTCCTTCGTAGTAACTACAGACCGCTTTCGCGCTGCAAGGTTAATAATTCCTCTAACTACCTAGTGGTTGCTGAGAACCCTCATTCAAAGGTTTATTAATAGTAGCCTCTTCTACCTTCAAATGGGAAGACAATTTTACTAATTGTTCAAGATGCATATAATCAATACCCTCAATCTCCTTAAGAGCTCTGACGAAATTGAGTAAAGCCATCTCACGATCCTTTTCAGCTTCAGCCATTCGTTCAACAGCAAGTGCTCTATTCTCTTCCACGCGGCTTAATCGTTCAACGCCAAGACCTTCATCTGCAACAGCACGAGCTTTAGCAAGTTCAGTTTGAGCTTGTTGGTTCTCCATTTGCACTTGCATCTGCATCTGTTGCATTTGTTGTTGCTCTTGTTGTTTACGCTGCATATTCTCAATGATCTTAGTTTTGCCTTGGAAGGTTGTTGCTTCTAATAAGTCTTCATTAGTAATAGGAACGCCTATCTCTTTAAGTTGT